CTAAATCTTGAATTTCAACATCACCGGAATGTATACTAAAGTCGTCGTACCGGAATTAAAACTTCCTCCCCTCTGTCGTTGCGTCAAAAAATCGACAGGGGGGAGGGGGTCCAAAAAAATTCGCACGCGTTTTCTATCGCCGCTCTCCTAAAAAATTCCCCGGGGGGATATTTGGAGAAACAATTCCGGTCCGACCCCTGCGGAGGAGGTTCCTATGGCACGTCGAAAGGTCGAGGGACCTCCTAAAAGACGAGGTGCACCGGCTAAGACGGCCGAAGAAAGAGAGCAAGAACTCATCGGCTTGGCGGTGGATCTAGCTGAAAGGCAGATGAGAGAAGGCACTGCGTCCTCACAAGTCATGACCCATTACTTGAAACTCGGGTCGACTCGCGAATCGCTTGAGCAGGAACGACTCCGTAACGAGAATCTTAAGCTCGAAGCACAGATCGACGCAATGGCGTCGGCTCATCGAGTCGAAGAGCTCTACGGAGCGGCCATCAATGCGATGAGATCATACGCTGGTCAAGAGCCATTGGAGATGCCGGATGAAGAGGACCTATGACGAGCTCTCGAAGCTCGACACGTTCGAGAAACGCTTCCGTTATCTGGCGCTTGACGGCGAAGTCGGCGCAGCAACCTTCGGTTTCGACCGTTGGATCAACCAACGATTCTACACATCTCGAGAATGGCGTCAGGTTCGCAACCTAGTCATCGATCGAGACCAAGGATGCGATCTCGGGATCGAGGGTCGTGAGATCTTTGGCCGTTTGGTCATTCATCACATGAACCCGATGAGCGTCAACGAGATCGTACACGGTGATGGGGGCATCCTGGACCCTGATGCCCTCATCACTACTACTCACAGAACTCACAACGCCATCCATTACGGCGATGAGAGGCAGCTTCCCCGGCAACTCATCGAGAGAAAGCCGGGCGACACGAAGCTCTGGTGAAAGGAGCAACATGGCAACAACACAAGCAGGTTGGCCAGTCATCTTTGACTCCGACAGCCGGTATCTCCGCCGTTGGGTCATCCCCGGTACGGGTCGAGAGTACACTCTTCGGGATGGCAGCGCGGGTTTCGTGATCGTCTGGTTCATCCTTTGGTGGCACCACACGATCGAGAAGATCGACCGAGGTGTCTGGGACGAGTGGGGCTGGGCAGTTCGCCCCGTTCGAGGCCAATCCACCGGTTATTCGAACCACGCCGGAGGTGTAGCGGCTGACGTCAACTCGACGCTGCATCCGATGGGCACTTCGATCTGGTCGAACTTCCTGAAGTGGCAGGTCGTGAAGATCCGATGGGTTATCCGAGTTCGGTTGCGCCACGCACTGGAGTGGGGCGGCGAATGGGATCGTCCTGACGGTATGCACATCGAGATCAACTGCCAGATGCCCAAGGCAGAGCGTGTTGCGAAGCGTCTGATGAAGACACACCGCGGCCAAGCCATCCTCAAGGCCAATCCCGGCGCCAAGCAAGTTATTCTCTCTTAACCGAAGGAGGTGACCCCCCCGTGGAGCAGAGCATTCTCAAGACTGTTCGGAAGGTTTGTGGCATCGGCGACGATGACCCGACCTTCGATCTCGATCTTCTGGTTCACACAAATTCTGCCCTGTCGACCTTGCACCAGTTGGGGCTTGGTCCGATGGAAGGATTCGAGGTCGAGGACGACACTGTCACTTGGGATGCCCTTTACGGGGGTGACCCTCTCCTCCATTCGATCCGAACCTATGTTTGTTTGCGAGTGCGGATGTACTTCGATCCTCCGCAGACCTCATACCATATCACAGCCATCAACGAGCAGATCAGAGAGCTCGAGTGGCGCCTGAATGCTCGTCGCGAGGAAACCGTGACCGAACAGGAGGCCGCAGATGCCTGATCTGCCAACGTTGACGCTTTCTCAAGCGCATTTCGACAAGATCGTCAAGACGTTCCCCGGCGCTACGAATGCGGAGAAGTCGACGAACTACACCAACTGGTTGACGAACCGCCTCATCGAGCGAGTTCGCCAGCAGGAGTTGTCGAAGGTTTATCGAGACCACCAGACGGCCCAGCGTACGGCCGAGGATGCGATCATCGCGGCGCTTCCGCCGCTTCGGCCAGAGCCTGAGATCCCGCCACTCTAGGAAGGAGTGCCGTGTTCAACCTAGATGAAGGCATCACTTCCAAGGGTGTCGACTTCCTGAAGCATTACGGTGTTAAGGGAATGAAGTGGGGCGTTCGCAAGGCAGAACAACGCCAGCGAATCGCTGAGAATGTGTCGGATGACGCTCGCTCCACAGCAGCGCTTCGAGTCAAGGCCAAGGAGCTGACGGTTTCGTCGCTTAGCAATGACGAGATCCGGACTGCGGTCACTCGAATCAAGCTGGAGCAGGAGTATTCGCGTCTCACCTACGAGCCCTCGAAGATTCAGAAGGGCGCGAAGGTGGTCAAGACGCTTCTCGGCGTTGCGAACACCACGAATCAGGTCGTCACGCTTGCCAAGTCTCCGGCGGCTCAGGTCGTGAAGGACCAGCTGGCAAAGCAGAAGGCGGCTAAGACTCCGAAACCGGCTCCAGCTTGAGAGGAGGGTAGGCAATGAGCACAGTTACAACCGATCGTCCGCGGAGGCGACGTCCTCGCCCCGAAACGGCAGGGATGTCAAACACGGCGACACCGCGTTACTACGCAGAGTTTCGTGATGCTGTGATTCGCGGCGACATTCCGGTCTGTCGAGAGATCTCGATGGAGATGAACCGGATTGATCAGCTCATTGCCGACCCGAACATCTGGTACGACCCGGATCCGGTAGAAGGATTCATTCGGTACTGCGAGGGAGAACTCACACTAACGGATGGGAGCGACTTTCACATGCTCCCTACATTCAAGGTGTGGGCAGAGCAGATCTTCTGTTGGTACTACTTCATTGAACGCAGCGTGTACGAGCCATCCCCCGACAACCATGGGGGGCACTACGTCACCAAGACGATCAAGAAGAGGCTGACGACCAAGCAGTACTTGATTGTAGCCAGGGGTGCGGCCAAGTCGCTCTATGAGTCTTGTCTTCAGAGCTTCTATCTGAACGTCGACACCTCGACCACCCACCAGATCACCACCTCACCGACCATGAAGCAGGCTGAGGAAGTGATGGGGCCCCTCCGGACCGCCATCACTAGAAGTCGCGGCCCCCTCTTCAAGTTCCTCACCGAGGGTTCTATGCAGAACACCACGGGAAACCGGTTTATGAGGCAGAAGCTAGCCTCAACTAAGAAGGGGATCGAGAACTTTCTGACGGGGTCTCTGCTTGAGATTCGGCCTATGTCGATCAACAAGCTTCAGGGGCTCCGTCCTAAGGTCTCTACGGTGGATGAGTGGTTGTCTGGAGACATCAGAGAAGACGTCATCGGGGCGATTGAGCAAGGAGCCTCGAAGCTGGACGACTATCTCATCGTTGCTGTCAGCTCAGAAGGAACGGTTCGAAACGGTTCCGGCGACACCGTCAAAATGGAACTAATGGACATCCTTAAGGGAGAGTTCATTGCCCCTCACATTTCGATCTGGCACTACAAACTGGACGAAACGACGGAAGTTAACGATCCATCGACCTGGATCAAGGCTCAGCCGAACCTAGGAAAGACCGTAACTTACGATACCTATCACAAGGATGTCGAGAGAGCTGAGAAAGCGCCCGCTTCCAGGAACGACATCTTGGCAAAGCGGTTTGGTCTGCCGATGGAAGGCTACACCTACTTCTTCACTTACGAAGACACGCAACCTACGGCTCGGAAAGTCTCATTCAATGGGCTTCCGGCTTCTATGGGCGTGGACCTTTCGATGGGTGACGACTTCTGTGCTTTCACATTCTTGTTTCCGCTTCGGAGGGAACGCTTCGGCATCAAGACTCGGAGCTACATCTCTGAGCTGACGTTGAAGAAGCTTCCCGGAGCCATGCGAGCGAAGTACGAAGAGTTCATTCGCGAGGGAAGCCTCCATGTTCTCGATGGCGCAACGCTTGACATGATGACTGTCTTTGACGACCTTGATGCTTTCATTGAAAGTCAGCAGTATGACGTTCGTTCGGTCGGATTCGACCCGTACAACGCCAAAGAGTTCATGACTCGATGGGAACAAGAGAACGGGCCGTTTGGAATCGAGAAAGTCATTCAGGGAGCCAAGACTGAGTCTGTTCCGCTGGGTGAATTGAAGATTCTGGCCGAAGAGAAGCTTCTGATCTTCGACGAAACGTTGATGTCCTTCACAATGGGCAACGCAATCACGATCGAAGATACAAACGGAAACCGGAAGCTGCTTAAGCGGCGTTATGACGAGAAGATTGACAACGTATCCGCCCTGATGGATGCCTGGGTGGCCTGGAAGGCGAACAAGGAGTTATTCGAGTGAGAGGAGGTGACCCGTGGGCGTACGAGATCGTCTGTCACATGCATGGAACGCTTTTCTGAACCGAGAAAGAGAACCTCAGTTCGGAGAAGGGGCGAGCTACGGCTCACGCCCAGATCGAACGCGACTGACATATTCAAGTGAACGCACCATCCTTTCCTCGATTTACACACGCATCGCAATCGATGTGGCTTCGGCTTCGATTCGTCATGTTCGCCTTGACGAAGAGGATCGCTACACCGAAGAGATCGACAGCAAGCTCAACAACTGTTTGAAGGTTGAGCCGAACATCGATCAAGCACCGCGTCATTTTCGTCAGGACATCGTTACGACGTTGATTGATGCGGGTGTTTGTGCGATTGTTCCGGTAGACACTACGCTCAGCATCGAGCAGGGCAGTTTCGACATCGAAACAATGCGTGTCGGCCGGGTTGTTGCTTGGATGCCCAGGAAGGTGCGGGTCAGTCTCTACAACGAGGAGACTGGCCGCCGGGAAGAGGTCACACTTCCCAAGAAATCTGTCGGGATCGTGGAGAATCCGCTTTATGCGGTGATGAACGAGCCGAACTCGACTCTTCAGCGTCTTATTCGGAAGCTCAATCTTCTGGACAGAGCCGATGAGAAGGTCAGTTCGAACAAGCTCGATCTTCTGATTCAGCTTCCTTACACGATCAAGAACGAGACCAAGCGGCAGCAGGCTTTGAAGCGTACTCAAGACATTGAGTTCCAGCTGAAGAACAGCGAACTCGGTATTGGGTATGTTGACGCCACCGACAAGGTTATTCAGCTGAATCGCCCGGTCGACAACAACCTTTGGAACCAGATTACTGGGCTTGTCGAGTTGCTTTACGAGCAGTTGGGCATCACAAAGGGAATCATGGACGGTACTGCCGAGGAATCGGCCATGCTGAACTATGCCGACCGTACGATTGAGCCGATTCTTGATGCGATCGTGGAAGAGATGCATCGGAAGTTCCTCACAAAGACGGCTCGTACCCAAAAGCAAGCCATTCAATACTTCCGGGATCCGTTCAAGCTTGTTCCGATCTCACAGATCGCTGAAATTGCCGATAAGTTCACTCGAAACGAGATCATCTCATCGAATGAGATGCGGCAGATTATCAAGTTCAAACCGTCGAAGGACCCGAAGGCGGATTCGCTTCGGAATAGCAACATGCCACAGTCTGAGTTGGGTGTCGAAGCTCCTGCTGGAGAGGCTCCAGCGGAAGAGACTGGCGGCGAGGACGATGTCTTCGCTAGTGTCAACTCCAAGGTCGATGAAATCTTCTCCCGTTTGGGAGTTGAGGAATGATCGACGACTCGGCGTTACTTCACGCTCGTGTTTACGATCCGGTCAAGGCTCGAGAGTACTATCTTCGTACTCGTAAGCTGAAGGGTCGTTCTCGTGGAGCTGGTGATTCTGGAACATCTAGGTCTGGAGGCGGGCAATCTCCCGGTTCGCCTCGCCAAAGAGGTAGTAAGCCGCCGAATGCGAAACTCGAAGAGCAGAAGGCTGCTCTGGAAGCTAGGTTGGACCGATTGGAAGAGGTTCTTGAGAAGTTGGTTGAGGCCGCAAAGGCAAGAAGCGGCATCGAGACCAAGGAGCAGAAAGAATCTAAGGATTCCAAAAAGTCCGAGTCGAAAGACAAGCCTGACAAGAAGCTGACCGCTAAAGAGAAGCGCGAGGCGGCTAAGCGGTCGAAAGAGTACCGCGAGAAGAATAAGCCTGATTCAGCCGCAAAGGAAGTTCGAGAGCTCCAAGAGCAGATCAAGGACATCAAGAAGGAGATTCAAGAGGCCCTTGAGGATGCTCGGAAGAAAGCTCAAGAAAAGAGACGACCCGAGACGGCATCGAAAGGCCGTTGACACTGAGATGAAAGGAGAACAGTCCAAATGACAGCTGATTTCAGCGGCTGGGTGACCAAGGCTGGACTCAAGTGCTCCGACGGCCGGACGATCCTGAAGGATGCCTTCAAGCATCAGGACGGCGTCAAGGTTCCGTTGGTGTGGCGTCACGATCACGACAAGGCGGAGAACGTTCTCGGCCATGTCCTGCTCGAGAACCGTGACGAAGGAGTCTACGGCTACGGCTACTTCAACAACACGCCGCAGGGACAGAACGCCAAGGCTCTCGTGGAACACGAGGACATCAACGCTCTGTCCATCTTCGCCAACAAGCTGAGGGAGCAGGCCAAGCGCGTCATGCACGGCATGATTCGTGAGGTCAGCCTCGTCATGGCTGGCGCCAATCCCGGCGCACTCATCGACTTCGTGAACATCGCTCACGAGGACGGAACCCTAGAGCAGGTGGATGACGCAGCCGTCATCTACACGGGTCTCGCCCTCGAGCACGAGGATGTTCCCGAGAAGTCCGACGATGATCTCGATCACGCGGACGACACCGACGCGACCGTCCAAGCTGTTTACGACTCTATGTCGGAGGAGCAGAAGAAGGTCGTGCACTACATGATCGGTGCCGCCATCGAAGGCGCCGCAGAACACTCCGACGACTCCGACGATTCTGACGACGCCGAAGAGGGCGAGGACCTCGACGGTCAGGATGACAACGACAAGGAAGGCACCGACGTGAAGCACAACGTCTTCGACCAGAGCAAGGAAGGTCAGGAGGAGGGCGCCAAGACCACCCTGACCCACGATGACATGCGGGGGATCTTCGACGACTGGAAGCGAGGAGGCTCGCTGAAGGAGGCCGTCGACGCCTTCGCCGTCAAGCACGGCATCGAGAACATCGAGGGGCTCTTCCCGGAGCCGAAGGACCTCGACGGTGGGCCGCCCGCGTGGGTCACCCGCCGCATGGCATGGGTCGGCGGCGTCCTCAACGGCGTTCGCAAGTCCCCCTTCTCCCGGATCAAGACCCGCACCGCGGACCTGACCGGCGAAGAGGCTCGGGCCCTCGGTTACATCAAGGGGAACTTCAAGAAGGAGCAGTGGTTCTCCCACACGAGCCGCACCACCGGCCCGACCACCGTCTACAAGAAGCAGAAGCTGGACCGCGACGACGTCGTGGACATCACTGACTTCAGTGTCGTGGCGTGGATCAAGGCGGAGATGCGGGTCATGCTCGAGGAGGAGCTCGCTGGCGCCATTCTCGTCGGCGACGGCCGTCCCAACGAGGACCCGGCCAACCCGGGTGAGCCCAACCCCGACAAGATCAAGGACCCGGCTGGCGCTGCTTCCGGTGACGGCATCCGTGCGATCGTGAACGAGAACGACTTCTACGCGCGCACGATGAACGTCGAGCTCGACGACAACAACTACTCGACCTACGGGCAGGGTCTCGTCGAGGCGGTGTTGCTGGAGCGGGAGTTCTACCGCGGCACCGGACAGCCCACGTTCTACACCACGCAGGCCGTGCTCACGCGCGCTCTGCTGGCTCGGGACCAGATGGGTCGTCGGCTCTATCGCACGAAGCAGGAGCTGGCCACGGAGATGCAGGTCGAGGACATCGTCCCCGTCGAGATCCTGCACCGCGGAGGTGCGGACCTGGTCGGCATCCTCGTCAACCTGTCGGACTACGTCCTCGGTGCGGACCGCGGCGGAGAGGTCAACCTCTTCGACGACTTCGACATCGACTACAACCAGTACAAGTACCTGATCGAGACGCGCGTCTCGGGCGCCCTGGCCAAGATCTTCTCGGCCCAGATCGTCCGTCGCCGTGCGGTCAGCGACACCGGTGTGGTTCCGACGGCTCCGACCTTCGATGGTGAGACCGTGACCATCCCGACCGACGCCAACGTCGAGTACTTCGTCGACGGTGACGCGGTGGCCGACGCCAGCACTCACGCTGTCGCCGAGGGCGAGACCGTCGTCGTGACGGCCGAGGGTACGGGCACCAACTACGTCGCGGCCGGGTCCCAGTCGAGGTGGAGCTTCTCCAACAGCTCCGCCAGCTGATCCCCAATCTAGGAGAATAGCTCCATGGCAAAGTTTTACGGCGCTGTGGGGTACGGAAAGAGCACTGAGATCCGTCCTGGAGTCTGGGATGATGTCATTACCGAGTACAAGTACTACGGCGATGTCGTTCGTAACAGTCTCAGACTCCAGGGCGGAGAACAGGTTAGTGACAATCTTTCCGTAGGTAATTCGATCAGCATTGTCGCTGATGCCTACGCGCGAGAAAACTTCTTTGCCATGAAGTACGTCGAGTGGGCAGGGGAGCGCTGGGAGATCTCAGAAGTACAAGTCCAGCACCCTCGTCTGATCTTGAGGTTGGGAGGTGTCTACAATGGCCCGGGACCGACTGCTGTTGCATGAGATCCTTAAGGCCATTGCAGACAATGTCTACTTTCAGCAGCCTCCCAACACGGGGATGGTCTATCCCTGCATTCTTTATGCGCGCGATTCGGCAGAAGAGAAGTTCGCCAACAACGCCAAGTACAACACAATGTTGCGGTACACGGTGACGGTGATTGATCGAAACCCGGACAGCGACATCCCCAACCAAGTAGCTGAGTTGCCACTCTGTTCCTTTGACAGGTTCTTTGTGGCAGACAATCTCAACCACGACGTCTTCACTCTGTTCTTCTAGAAAGGAAGGTTCCCATGCGTTTGGAATGGGACAACACCGGTGAGCGCACGTACGAGACCGGTGTAGACCGGGGCGTTCTCTACACGCCCGACACCGCGGGGGTCTACGACTCGGGTGTGGCTTGGAACGGTCTCGTGACCGTCACTGAGTCGCCCTCGGGGGCCGAGGCCAACCCGCAGTACGCGGACAACATCAAGTACCTGAACCTCGAATCGGCCGAGGAGTTCGGCGCGACCATCGAGGCCTTCACCTACCCGGTGGAGTGGGAGCAGCACGACGGCTCGGCGAGCCCGGTTCCCGGTCTGACGGTTGGGCAGCAGGGTCGTCGGCCCTTCGGCCTGTCCTACCGCACCCTCTTCGGCAACGACACCGAGGGCAACGACCACGGGTACAAGCTGCACCTGGTCTGGAACGCCAAGGCGGCGCCGTCGGAGAAGGCCTACGGCACTGTCAACGACTCGCCGGAGGCCATCACCTTCAGCTGGGAGGTCACCACGACTCCTGTCGGTGTCGGCACCGTCGACGGGGTGGACTACAAGCCCACCGCCAGCATCACGATCAACTCGACGCTGGTGGACCCCGCCGAGCTTGCCGCTCTCGAGGCTATCCTCTGGGGCACCAGCGCTGACCCGACAGCAGAGCCGCCGACGGTGGACACAGCTCCTCGGCTTCCGCTTCCGGCGGAGGTCATCGGCATGTTCTCGGTGCCGGTCGGCGCGTAGAACCCACAATTGTCGGCTACACCGTTGTAAGCCATGGCAGGCAGCAGTAGCCGATGTAGAAAGGAGACCAGGGAGTGCTCGCGATTACAGTTGGTGCAATCGAGAGCTGGGACTACGACAAGAACGAGTTCACCTCCTCGGGCGGCGTGGTTGTAGCTCTAGAGCACTCCTTGGTCTCCCTTTCAAAATGGGAGTCCAAATACGAGAAAGCGTTTCTCTCTGACAAGGAGATCTCAACCGAAGAGACCCTTGCCTACATTGGGGACATGCTTATCTCTCCGGCTTATGCTGGATGGCTCGATCATTTGACTGATGAGAACGTCGAAGAGGTCAACGACTATCTGAACCGTAAGCAAACCGCTACATGGTTTAGAGAATCTCGAGGTGGCGGTCGAAGTCGAGAGACAATCACCGCTGAGTTGATCTATTACTGGATGTTCCAGAACCAGATCCCAATGGAATGCCAGTATTGGCACATTAACCGACTGTTCACTCTTCTCAAGGTGTGTAACGCCAAGAGCGCCCCGCCTAAGAAGATCAGCCGGGCAGAAGCATTGGCTGAGCGGCGTAAACTCAACGATCAAAGACGTCAGCAACTCGGAACGAGAGGGTGAGAGGAGACCAATGACTAGATTGACATGGGAAACTCCGGTGAATCCCCGTTACGAGATCGGGGTGGATCGAGTTGTGATCTACCAAGAGCCGACGTATTTCGGATCAGCTTGGTCTGGTGTGATCTCTATTACCGAAGGTCTGCAGGGTGGCGAGCGAAGTGATGGTTACTTCGACGGTCTCAAGGTCAACGATTTCGTCACGTCGAGAAACTTTCAAGGAACTCTTAGAAGCTATACTTATCCGTATTGGTTGTCCAACATTCTTGGATACAGGTCCATCAAGACAGGTGTTCTTTTGACTCGTCAGAAGCGTTCAACGTTTCGAATGACATATAGAACAAAGATCGGTGATGTAGGTCATAAGATTCACTTGGTTTGGGGTTGCACGCTTGTTCCCAAGGTGCGATCTTACAACACTATCGCCGATGCGCCGGACCCTTCGATATTTGAATGGACCATCAATGCAGTTCCTTACTCGGAATCAAACGCCTGGAAGCCAACAGCGCACATGTGGTTTGACACCACCAAACTCACAGCTAACCAGTTGGCTATCGTTGAAGATGCGTTGTACGGAGATGCTGACAGTGGCCCGTTTCTTGGTAAGCCTTCTCAGATCGCCGCTCTCATATAAACAGTTATCCGACCTAGTTAGGAGCGCTCATGACTAGAGTTTCCTGGGACAAAGTCGGTGAGCGTTTCTATGAGACCGGCTTGGATCGTGGGGTTCTATATTTGACGGATGGCACAGCGATTCCTTGGAACGGCTTGGTTGCCGTTGACGAAGATGCCGAAGAAGACTGGGAACCCATCTATTTCGATGGTGTGAAAGTTCGAGATGTTCGTCGAATCTCAGAATTCTCCGGAAATCTTCGGGCAATTACATTTCCTGAGGAATTCCTTCGGTGTGATGGGCAGTTCTCTGTTGAATCGGGTTTATATGCTGCCGATCAAGGGGTCGAACGGTTTTCCTTGTCGTATCGGACCAAGGTTGGAAGCGATTTGGATCCAGAATTTGGGTACCGAATCCATATTCTCTTCAATTTAACCGCTGTAGGTGAAGCAAAAGAGAATGAAACTTTGAGCGATGACGATATTCCTGTCGACTTCGCTTGGAAGTTCACAGGAATTCCTGAGGATCTTGACGGATTCCGACCTACTACGCATGTGGTTATCGACCCTCGAGAGGTAGAGCCGCTCCTTCTAATGGAGCTTGAGAACATTCTCTACGGAACAGACACAACCGAGCCTCAACTACCTACGCTTGATGAGTTTTATGACTTCGTTAAGAATTGGTGGTACATCACAACGTCTGATAACGGTGACGGAACGGTTAACATCACTTCAGACTATGCGATTGAGTGGTTGGATGCGGAACAAACCATGTTCCGTGTTGTAGGAATCTACACTTGGGTTGACGGCCCCGGAACCGAGGATTATGACCCAATAACCCAGACCTACAATATCTCTGTTCCAGCACTTTACAGTCGACCGAATTCCCCAGAAGACATCATCCCGTAGAAAGGAGGGTTTGTGGCTACCGTAACCCTTTTCACAGCAGCAAGAATGGCTGCAATCGAGGCCAAAGCCGTAGTCAGCGGTGTTGTGAACGCGGCAGGAAACCTGATCCTTTCTCGCCAGGATGGGACGACCATCGATGCGGGTCTCGTCAAGGGAGCCAATGGCGCTCCCGGAAGCAAGTGGCACCAAGGCACAGGAGCTCCTGCTGGATCACTCGGTGTCATTGGAGATTGGTATACCAATCTCACGAACTACGACATCTATGAGAAAACCGGAGCCAGCGCCTGGACCGCACGAGGCAACATTAAGGGCGGTATCGGACCCCAAGGTCCGGTCGGCGTTCTGTGGCGTGGAGCCTGGGCTCCGAACACGGCTTATGCCGTCAATGATGCGGTTACCTACAACGGTAGCACGTATCGTCGAACAGTTGCCGGTACTTCAGGAGCTGCCTTCAGCGCTACGAACTGGGAGGTTCTTGCCCAAGGAGCGACAGGCAGTGGGCTGACCCTCGAAACCGCAACTATAAGCGCCTCGGGCGCCTTTTCAGGATCGTTCGACCTTCTTCGATTTTCTTCGGCGGGCGTTCCGAAGTTTGTTCTTCTGTCTGGCTGGTGTGACAACGATGTTCTTGCAGATGCGGCCGGTCTCGTTGACACAGGGGCGACGATTCCTCTGGGCTGGCGCCCTTTGGCATCGTTTGTTACAGAGCCAAACCCTCCCTGGGGTACGTCCTCAATGCAGTATAGATTCCGGATTAACACCCAATCCACGACGGACGGCAAGATTCTTGTCCAGAGGAATGGTGTTAACACCACCAACATGGTGATTGACTCGACGTTCTGGCTGCTGTAGACGAGAGGAGGAGTCATGTCGATGAGTATGAGCTCTAGTGGCTCCTTCGACAACACTGGTAAGTGGTTGAAGTCTATTGCTGATGGTCAAATGTTCAAAGCGCTTGAGCGTTTTGGGCAAGAGGGCGTTGAAGCTCTTCGAGCAGCCACTCCTGTCGACAGTAGTGTGACCGCTAACTCTTGGTACTACGAGATTAAGCAGGACAGCATGTCTTGGTCGATTATTTGGGGTAACAGCAACGTTGTTGACGGTCGCCCCATTGCGATTCTTCTCCAGTACGGACACGGAACTGGTGATGGGGGTTACGTGCAAGGACGTGACTACATCAACCCAGCTCTCCGACCCATATTTGACAAGATAACAGCCGAGGCGTGGAAGGCGGTGACATCGTGAGCAGTACTGACAGCCGAATCGTAACTATCAAGTTCGACAACACGCAATTCAAGCGTGAAGCTCAGACCACGATGACTGCGCTGGATAAGTTGAAGCAGAACATGAACTTCTCCAGCACCAGTAACGCCGCCAAGTCTTCTCTGGGCACCATTGGTGGATATTTCTCGAAGCTGAAGCAGAGCATGGGCATTAGCGGTGTTGCCACCAGCGTCAAGACCCATCTTTCTGGAATCAGCAATGTTCTCGGGAAGTTTGGGATTCATAACCCCTTCGCCAAGACTACGGACGGCTTGTCGACCCTTCAAGGAGACGCTAACAAGTTCTCCATGACGGGTATTACTGGTGGGATCACCGAAGTCAATAAGTCCTGGATGGCGATGTCTACCGTCGCTGTTACCGCCTTGGCCACCATCACGAATGCGGCCGTCACACATGGTGCGCAGTGGGCCAAGTCATTGACCCTGGATCAGGTCATCGGCGGTTTCCAAGAGTACGAAACCCAGATGAACTCGATTCAGACCATCATGGCCAACACTGGTCGTGAGGGTAAGAAGGGTCTCGAAGAGGTCAATCACGCTCTCGATGAACTGAACCACTACTCTGACCAGACGATCTACAACTTCACCGAGATGGCCAAGAACATTGGTACATTCACGGCTGCTGGCGTGGATCTGGAAACCTCGGTTCAGTCCATCAAGGGTATCGCTAACCTGGCCGCTATCTCGGGTTCGAACTCCCAGCAGGCTTCGACCGCAATGTACCAGCTCTCGCAGGCGCTTGCTTCGGGCAAGGTTTCGCTGATGGACTGGAACTCGGTCGTGAACGCAGGTATGGGCGGCAAGATCTTCCAGGAAGCTCTGACTCGCACTGCTGTACAGATGGGCGAGCTCGACAAGAGCGCCGTCAAGATGATCGGACCCATGAAGACGTTGTCTGTCAACGGCTCTTCGTTCAGGGACTCGATCTCGTCGGCAGCTGGCCAGAAGAACTGGCTTTCCTCGGGTGTTCTGACGAACACTCTTAAGCAGCTCTCCGGTGACATGACCGAAGCCGAGCTTCGCGCTGAGGGATTCTCTGACGCGCAGGTCAAGGCCATCATGGACATGGGCAAGATGGGTCAGGATGCGGCCACTAAGGTCAAGACTCTGACTCAGCTTATCACCACGGTTAAGGAAGCTATCAGCTCCGGCTGGGCCCAAAGCTTTGAAATCGTATTCGGTAACTTCAACGAAGCGAAGCGACTCTTCACTGACGTCAGCGACACCATTGGCGAGATTGTCAAGGGTTCTGCTACACAGCGAAACAAGCTTCTGGAAAGTTGGAAGGATCTTGGTGGTCGTGAGGCGATCATCAAGGGAATCAGCAACATCTTCCATGCTTTGTTGGATGTTCTTCAGCCTATTGGCGACGCTTTCCGCGACATATTCCCGGCTAAGACCGCTCAGGATCTCATGAACATGAGTGAAGGATTCCGGGACTTCACGGCAGGCTTGTCAATCAGTGACGAGACAGCCGCGAACCTCAAGAGAACCTTCTCTGGCGTCTTCGCTATATTCCACACCATTGGCTCCATTATCGGTGGTGTTATCGGTCTGTTCGGCCGTCTCGGTGGCGCTGTTGGTGAAAGCAGTGGGGGCTTCCTCGATTTCACTGGCGGTATCGGCGAGTTCTTGGTTCACGTGGACAACGCTCTCACCAAGGGCGGAATGCTCGAGAAGTTCTTCGACGGGCTTGGCGATATTATCGCCGTTCCGTTGACATTCTTGCGTTCAGTAGCTCGTACTATTGGCGGGTTGTTCTCAGGTTTCGACACAGTAGCTGCGGATGCGGTCGGTCGTTCGGTCGACAACGTCACAAGCAGTCTGGAACCGGTATCCGAGCTCGGCAAGAGCGTTGGGACCGTCTTCGGTAAGCTTGGCGGATGGATGTCAGATGCGGCCGATGCCGTGGTTGAAGCTCTGTCCGGCATTGGGGAAGCCATTGCGGGATCGATCGGCCCTAAGACGTTCGAACACTCTTTGAGCGTAATCAACACGGCTCTGATCGGTGGCATCGTCCTGATGCTTCGGAACTTCGTAAACAACGGAATCAAGATCGACTTCGGCGGTGGCGTCTTTGACTCCATCAAGCAGACTCTTGGGGCTGTCACCGACCATCTTTCGGTCATGCAGACCCAGGTCAAGGCCGACATCATCATGAAGATCGCCATTGCGTTGGGCGTTCTTGCTGGTGCTATATTCTTGCTGTCCACAATCGATCCAGACAAGCTTGCGATCGGTCTTGGCGGAATGGTAGCCGGATTCGCGGCCCTGCAGATCGGCCTCGTCGCGCTTACCAAGTACATCACGTACATGGGAACGCTGAAGCTTCCGTTCATCATTGCAGGGATTATGGGTCTGGCTGGCGCGTTGCTAGTCATGTCTATAGCTCTGAAGATCATGTCGACAATCGATCTCGGAAGCCTAGTCAAGGCTCTTCTTGCGTTTGGCGCTTCGCTATATTTGATGCAGAAGGCTTTGACAGCTCTGGGGAAGAACCGCTCGGGCATTCTGCGAACAGCAACTGCAATGTTGATTCTTGGCGTAGCTATGAACACCATTGCCATTGCCCTTAAGATCTTTGCGACCATGTCTCTAGATGAGATTGGTCGCGGGCTTCTTGGTCTGGCGGGTTCGTTGGCAGTTATTGCCGGTGCGATGAGGCTCATGCCTCGGGACATGCTTGCGCAGTCCGTCGCTTTGACTGCTGTTGGCGTTGCTTTGAATCTCATTGCCGTGTCAATGCGGATATTTGGCAGGATGAAGCTCGAAGACATTGGGAAGGCCCTTGTCGCCATGGGTGGCGCGATGGCAATCATCGCTGGGGCCATGCATCTGATGCCAGCGAACCTTCCTCTCACTGCAGCAGGTCTCATTGCTGTTTCAATAGCTTTGAATCTCATCGGCGCTGCCCTGAGGGTTATGGGCGGAATGTCATGGGAACAGATCGCCAAGGGTCTCGTCGCGCTCGGAGGAGCCATGGCGATTCTCGCAATTGGTCTGAACTTTATGAACGGCACGCTCATGGGCTCGGCCGCTCTTATGGTGGCAGCCATGGCTTTGACGGTCCTCACCCCCGTTCTTCTAGCTCTCGGGGCTATGTCATGGGAGATGATTGCCAAGGGTTTGATTACGCTTGCCGGAGCGCTCACTATCCTCGGTGTCGCCGGATATTTGCTTACTCCAGTAGTGCCCTCCATTATCGGTCTGGGCTTCGCTTTGCTTCTGCTCGGTGCAGGTATGGCTCTAGCCGGGGCTGGCGCGGTCGGGTTCGCTACGGCGTTCGCCGAAGTGGTTGCCGTGGGGCAAGCAGGCGTCAAGGTTCTCACTGATATCCTTAAGACGCTGGCCCAGTCAATCCCAACGTTCATGAAGAACTTTGGCAAGGGTCTCGCTGCGTTCGCCAAGGAAATCAAGAAGGCCGGGCCAGATTTCGTCAAGGCATGGACGACGATTCTTGGCGCGTTCCTCGACGGGATCATCAAGAACACTCCGAAGATGGCCAAGGCCTTCCTTACTATGCTCAGCGCAGCTCTCAGAGTGATCAGCCAAGCAGTGCCGAAGATTGTTGCTGCCGGTCTCGATCTGATCATTGGGTTCCTGCAAGCCATCAGCAATAGGCTGCCTAAGTTGATCGACCTGGGTGCTGATCTCATCGTCAAGCTGATGCAGGGAATTCAGAGAAACGACCAGAAGATCGCACAAGAGGGTGCTGACACTATTATCAGCTTCGTCAACGCTGTGGCAAACACTATTCGAACCAGATCGGATGATCTGGGACGAGCCGGTGGAAACTTGGCTGCGGCCATTGTCGAAGGCATGGTTAAGGGCATCGGCTCTGGTGTCACTTCGGTTGTCAATGCTGCTGAAAACATGGCTGAGAATGCTCTCAACGCAGCTAAGGACTTCCTAGGAATCAGTTCGCCCTCGAAGAAGTTCCGCGACGAAGTTGGTCGTAATGCCGTTAAGGGTATGGCCAAGGGCCTCAAGGATCGCAAGAGCAAGAAGGACGTCAAGGACGCTCTTGTGGCTGTTTCCAAGCACGCGATCAAGCGGGCTAGGAAGGCTCTTCGCGACCTCGAGGGCAAGAAGGGAATGGACCTGCTGGAGGGCCTCGATCCGAGATGGCGCGGTGGCAAGAAGAACCGCCTGCTCGGTGTTTCTCGAGAGGCTCTCAAGGAGACGCGGAAGCTGCTGCGGGATGAGCACCACAAGGATCTCGCAAAGGCACTCAAGGCCAAGTACAAGATCAGGCCGATTCTTGACATGACGGACATCAAAAAGGGCGCGAAGAACATCGATAAGCACCTTAAGGGTGGGCATCGACGTCCTATCAACCCCTACGTTTCGTCCGGACGCGCTCGTTATGTGTCGGCTGACATGGCCGACGCTAGGGCGGATGTCAACCGCGCTACGCCAGGGGTTTCTGCAGAGACGCAGGAAGCCGCGATTAACTTCTTCCAGAACAACTACTCGCCTAAGGCGCTCACGCCTATTGAGATTTACAGAAAGACTAACAACCAGCTGAGTATGGCGAAGGAGGCGTTGAAGAAACGTGATTCTCGATCGAATTAGACTCAGTTCGTACATCACGACTGATCTCAAGATCAAAAACGCCTTGCCTGACGATCCATACCTTCTTAAAGCAGTTGATGGTCTTGGTCCGCCGCCGGTCGACGTCTATATTTCACAAACCCTGACTCAAGGGGGAGTGTATAAGGGGCGTCGACCGCAAAACCGAGAGATCACCTTTCGGATTGGACTGAATCCCGACCATGCTGCTAGCCAGTCGGCTTCGGACCTGAGGACTGCGCTATATTCCATGCTGGCTCCGAACATCGGCGACTACGTCTTCATCAAACTGATGACTTCGAGCAGTGTTGTGCATAGCCAGATCTACGGCTATGTCAAGACGTTCGAGATCAATCAGTTCACTGCGGACCCGGAAGTTGCCATCACCATTGCTTGTGTTGACCCATATTTCTCCGCTCCAGAGAAGGTAGTGGGCCTCCCCACGGCGAAGGCCGCGTTCATGGTCACGAACGTGGGGAACGCCCCTACCGGGCTTTACATGGAGCTGACTTTCACAGCCAACCGATCTGGAATCGAGATCGCGCTGGTTCAGCCGTTTACGGCAATCGACAAGCTGTCTGTGAAGTCTACATACGAGTTCAAGTCCGGCGACAAGCTCTTGCTGAACACGATCCCAGGCCAGCGTTATATTCATGTCATTCGGAATTCCGATGGCAAGAACATCAACATCATCAATACGATGACGGCCAACTCTGATTGGATCATGCTCCCAGGCGGCTCCGCCAACAACGATTTCACTGTGGATACGACTGCGTTCAACTGGAACAAGTTCGAGTACACTCCGCAGTATTGGGGGATCTGATATGAGTCTTGATCTCCTCTACATGGAGGACTACAGCAGCGGCGAAGAGGTAGCGTTCTCTAGCGCTCAACACATCGAAGGTCTTGTGTCTGCGATCTGGACTGAGAGGTACCAGGATCCTGGCGACTTTGAGCTTCGCTTCGCTGATGTCCAGTACGGGATGAACTGGTGTCCCCCCACAGGGCTTCTCGCAGTTCGTGAATCCCGAGAGATCATGCAGATCACCTCAATCGAAGTCGAGGATACAGACGATCGAGGCAAAGAACTTGTAGTGCGGGGCGAGAGCTATGCTCATCAGCTGCTCAAGAACCGCTACATCCCCTACAAGGTCGATGCCAACTACAACAAGAAGTTCAAGATGCCAAAGCAGTACTACCTGGATCAGGTGTGCTGTGTCCTGGCTTGGAACTCCTTGCGCAATCCGGTGGTTGACTCGTTTAGCGTCCTCAGCAATCCGGACATCATCAACATTAATGCGTTTACGGTAGACGACTTGCTTGTCAGCAATTCAGTGACGGCGGGTCCGGGGCGTCCAGCAGCTTGGTTGTCTCGGAACCGCTGGCTTCAAGCAGGACCAGTCTATGACAAGTTCATGGACTTCCTCGTGAGAGGAGACATGGGCGTACGTACGATTCGCCCGAGTCTTCGAGAGCACTTCCTGTATGGAAACATCCGAATTGTTGACGTGGCTACAGGTGCCCTAACCAGAGGCGACTACAGTCACGCCTCGCCAACGGCCGTGCAAGATGACAAGATGGTGTTCGACATCTACAAGGGTTATGACCTTTCGGTGAACAACACCCAGGGAAACATTCCTGTTGCGTGGTCTGTAAGTGCTGGACATCTGGACGACACTGCATACCTGACAGACATCAGCGACTTCTACAGCATTGCTGATGTTAGGTCAGGCTGGGGCAACAAGTTCGTTTATAGGTCCACTTGGTATGCGGGAGCTCAATTGCGAGCCCTGTACGTCGATGGTGGGGCCCCGGATGAGAATGAGAATCTGAATGACTTCTATAACGACCTAGACCAGGTCGGGGAGATGGCCCTCAAGCAGCACCGCCGCCGGGAGGCCATCACCACAACAGTCAGCCAGGCCTCGCCCTGGAAGTACGGCCAGCACTATGGTCTAGGAGACCGGGTCACCGTTCTTGGTGAGTACGGTTATGTAAGGGACATGATAGTGACTGAGTTCACTCGAGCATGGGATGACGAGGGCTACAGAGAGTTTCCCGGTCTGTCTATGCCGAATGAACTCTGAAAGAAGGGGCTTGCCATGCTAAAGGAATGGCAATTCAATGTCCTCTTCTTCGTCGGGGTCGGGGGTGCTATCGCGCTACTTCTCGGGCCACAGATTGGCCTTGACATTGGTGACAACCCAACCGCGATCACTGGAGTGGGAGCAATCCTGACCTACGTCCTGACGCAGAAACGACACCTGACCAAGAACGAAGACAAGAAGGAGGAGGTGAGAGATGGAGCTCGATGAGCGAATCGGCTGGTTCCTCTTGGGATTAGCGGTTGGCGGCATTCTAGGCTACATCGTCGCCATTCTCCAGGACATCAAGGCTGAGGTGGACGACGTCGACAAACAAGTTAAACGGAACCGTCAAAATGAGAGTGGATTCTCAAGGAATCCAGTCGTTCTGAATGTTCTTCTATTGTTTGTCGTCGCGTTGACTGCTTGGGGCGCTTTTGCAAGCCAGAGAGCCAGTAACGAAGTGCAACAAACACAAGAGGCTCAGCGCCAGATCACTGTTTGCAATCGGATCTATCTGCAACAGACGATCATTGCACTGAATCAGAGAACTTCGTACGTACAAGACCAAGCGATCTCCAACATTCGGCTACAAGAATCTCAGAAGAGGTTCTTCGGAATCATCTTCGAGAACCCTCGGAACGACAAGGTCGAGCTTCAGGCGTTTCGAGATTACTTCAGAGCTT